ATGCGGTGCTGACATGGTGTCTCTTGAGGCTACCACCAAGCGTCACTTCATCTTTCCCTACGACCCAGAGTATGTTGCAGAAATGTCTGTCCCCGGCTTCGATGAACACTTGGACCTTGCTGTTCGTGCAGGCTACATCAACAGTGACGACTACGACTTCTACACACGGGCAGACGAAGATACGGTCAACGACAAGGATCGCTTCAAGAAGATCAAGAAGACCCGCAAGAAGTTCAAGCCCGTCAACTATTCTGCAGTCTATGGTGTTGGTGTTCCTAAGCTGTCTCGTACCACTGGTATGTCCCCCGCAGAAGCCAAGGTTCTTCTGGAAGCATACTGGGAACGTAACTGGGCTGTGAGACAGTTTGCCAAGGATCAGGATGTCAAGACTGTGAACGGGCAGATGTGGGTCAAGAACCCTGTGAATGGTTTCTGGTACACGCTTCGTTACGAGAAAGACATCTTCTCAACCCTCAACCAAGGCACGGGTGCATACTGCTTCGATCAGTGGGTTGCACACTACCTGACCAAACGACCAAACATTGTTGGACAGTTCCACGACGAATCCATCAACAGGGTCAAGAAGGGTGAAGAGAAGGAACACGAATCGGTTCTTCGTTGGGCAATCAACAAGGTCAACGAGAAGCTGAAACTCAACATCAAGCTGGACATCGACGTGCAGTTTGGTCACAGATATTCCGACATCCACTGAGGAGTAAGACAGATGGAAAAGAAGACTAAGGGCCTCAAGCAACTCACGAAACCTTACAGCATCCCTGTGCGTCTGGCCAAGGGTGGTAAGGAGTACGAGAGGGACAACAGCAAACAACGCAAATACAAGGTGGCTGGTGAGAAATAGTTCTTGCCTCTGCTTTGAAGAATCTGCTACAATACCCGAATAGCAAAGGAGCTAAACATGGGAACTCGTAAAGTCGTCATCAAGGGCAAAGGCTACTGGATGAAAGTCTTTGAACAGAACAGAGACTTGACAGGATTTAATGATGCGCTGGTTGACATCGGCGGTCAGACTGTCATGGACATTGATCTCGAACCTTCGGAAGTTGAGAAACTCAAGAAGGCTAAGTTCATGTCCGCAGGTAAACCAAGTCCCGAAGACAGCAACCTCACCCGTATGCGTCTTAAGCGTAAGTGGACTGAGCAGTACGCAGGTGGTGCACCAGAAGTACTCAAGGAAGACAACACCCCTTGGGTCTATGAAACTGATGGACCTGTGGGGAATGGATCAATTGTTGCGGTGATTGTTGATGTGTATGACACAAAAGCCAGCAAGCAGGGTATCTACGGCTCACGCCTCTCTAAGGTCAAAGTTCTTGAACACATCCCTTACATCAAGGATGAGTTTGGTGATCTTGGGTCAGCGGAACAGGAAGAGGTGAAGCCTGCAGCCAAGGCTAAAGCCCCTTCCAAAGTAGACCTTGAGGATGAGATTCCGTTTTGAGTAAAAAATTAGACACCATCGTAGAGGACATCTACAGGGTTGTCGAAGGGAAGGGAGGGTGGGATGCAACTGTCACAGAGTTCTTCTCGTCCTCCCTTTCTAGTATCGCAGAGGCTAGGTTTTCTCAGGAGCAAGTCCCCCGAGATTACCTCAGTCTCTCTGGCATAGGCTCACCCTGTGACCGTAGACTGTGGTACAAGATCAACCAAACCGAATCCTCAGAGCCACTCACTGCCGAGGCTCTTGGAACCTTCTTCTACGGAGACTTACTCGAAGCCCTCGTGCTGTCACTGGCAAAGGCAGCAGGACACAACGTCGAGGGTATGCAGGACAAGGTTGAAGTCTTCGGTATCCCCGGCTCTCGTGACGCTGTGATTGACGGGGTGACAGTCGATGTTAAGTCTGCATCCAAGTATGGGTTTGAGAAGTTCCGTAAGCACAACCTGCGAGAAGACGATCCCTTCGGGTACATCAGCCAGTTGAGTTCGTATGTCTACGCAGGCAAGGATGATCCTCTGGTGAAGAACAAGACCGAGGGTGCTTTCCTTGTCGTTCAGAAGGACAGGTTCAAACTCTGCTTGGATCGTTACGACTTCACAGAAGAGATTGCCAAGAAGGAAGAAGAGATTGAGAGAGTCAAGAAGCTGGTTGCTGGGTCAATCCCAGAGGATCGTATTCCACCTGTCCCTCAATCTAAGACTTCTGAGAACACGGTGCTCTCTACTACTTGTGGATACTGCGACTTTAGGAAGGTATGTTGGCCAGAAGCCAGAACTTTTCTATATTCTACCGGACCAGTATTCATGGTTGATGTCGTTAATGAACCCCGAGTGACGGAGTTAATTGAGTGAGAAAGAAGGTATCCCCAGAGGCTAGGGGGTATCGGTCGGGTCTAGAGGGAAAGGTTGCACAGCAGCTAGAGACGTTGGGGATCAAGGTTGAGTATGAAGCCTACAAAATCCCCTACGTCATCCCTGAAAGCTCACACAAGTATACCCCAGACTTCGTTCTTCCCAATGGTATCATCGTTGAAACCAAAGGGAGGTTCGTACTTGCAGACAGAAAGAAGCATCTACTCTTGCAATCCCAGAGGCCAGAGTTAGATATTAGGTTTGTGTTCTCCAACAGTTCTGCAAAGATCAACAAGGGATCATCCACCTCTTACGCTGACTGGTGTAACAAGTATGGCTTCATCTTCGCAGACAAACTTATCCCAGAGTCTTGGGTCTCAGAGAAAGGCGACAAGAATGTTCAACTGGCTACGAAAGAAGTTCTCAAAAGAGGAAGAAAAGCCTGACCAAACACTACTCTGGGGTGTCGTAGAGGGACCATTCTCTGCAAAAGAAATCCCAGACTGCGGGTTCCCGCCTGAATCGACGATGTTGATTCTGAAAGTTTCCCGTGGTGAAGATGTGTTTGATGCAGAGTTCTGGTTTGATGATCTCGACGAGGCATATGTCTTGGTGAAGCACTTCCAGACCAACCTGTACCCAATCGTTCTCAACAACAAGGAGCCTTAATATGGCTACTAAAACAGTCGTAGTATTCTCGTGTGCACATGCCGACCCTGCAACAAGCAGCCTGCGGTTCAAAGCACTAGGAAATTTCCTCTATGATCTCAAGCCAGACATGGTGTTTGATTTGGGTGATGGAGCAGACATGAGGTCTCTCAACAGCTATGATGAAAGATACCCTAAAGCACTGGCTACACAGAGCTATGAGAAGGACATTGAGTCCTACAACACAGCCCAAGAACTCCTCCGACATCCGTTCAGACATCACCGGAAGAAGCGACCTTTTTGGGTGGGATTCGAAGGAAACCACGAGAACCGAATTAAAAAGTACCTCGCCCTTAACCCAAGGAATGAGGGAGAAAAGTACGGGGTTTCCTTTAGCCATCTTCAAACAGACCACTACTTCGACGAATACCACGAGTATGAAAATAGTGGACCAGCCATCGCCCTCTACGACAAGGTGGCCTACGCGCACTACTTCACTTCTGGTAATTCTTCTACTGCTACTAGCGGCATCCATCACGCTTATACGATGGTGAATAACCTTGGCTGTTCTGCCACCTGTGGGCACTCTCACAAGCGTGACATGTACTTCAAGGATGGTGGGCTACCTCATGGCAACATTGGCCTCGTGGTGGGCTGCTATAAGGGCGCAGAGGAGCACTGGGCTGGGCAAGCAAACAGACAGTGGTGGCACGGTGTGGTAGTGAAGCGTGAGTTGGAGGATGGCATGTACGAGCCTGAGTTTGTTTCCCTCAACCAGATCATGCGAGAGTATGCTGAATGAACTACGAAGTGACAATCCTTGTTGAAGTCCATCCCGAAGCAGCCTTTGCTGGTACCGACGACGAGATGGAGAATGTCTACAGCTTGATTGAATCAGCAGTGTTTGATATTGATGATCTGACGCTGCACACACTGGATGTAATGGAGGCAGGAAATGGCTAAGTGGAAAGACACAGGACTGGACTACTTTGAACAAGAGAGGCACTACACCCCTTCCGCTATGGTGAGGGAGTTCTCTAAAGTTCTGGATCAAAAACCTGACGTGGCCCTGTACCAGAGGTTGATCTGTGAGGAGTACGAGGAGTGGTGTAAAGAAGCGCCACACACCGTAAAGGACTTGAAGGAGCTTGCAGACCTTGTGTATGTGATCTACGGATATGCCCATGCCGCTGGGTACAATCTGGACGAGGCTGTGGAGCGTGTGCATGACAACAATCTCGGTCGTTGTGTGCAACCTGATGGGACCGTCAAGCGAAGGGAGGATGGGAAGATTATAAAGAACCC